TTCAGGTTACTAAACTCACGCGACCACGCGTGAATGGCCCGGCGTCGTTTGGCTCCATGGCGCCGACGTCTATTCATGGTTCGTTCGCCCTTCTTGCTTGGCGCAGCGGTCGTTGAATTCCTTTAGGTGGGCGACGCAACTGTTGAAGGCGGTCTCTCCCATACGGTTGGTATAGGCCCACACGACGACGGATGAAGCGAAGATGGCGCACCCCAATCCCATCGTCGAGGCTTCGCCGAATAGGGCCACGGTGAAGTTAGTATCGATCGTGGCTTCGCGCTTTTCTGGCTCATTTTTCACAGTGACTCCACACGATCGCGGCCAAGGTCCAGACCCAGTCGGCAATCGTGGCCTCGTCGTGATCTGAATACAAACCCAAATCGTCGGCCGTTTCTTCTCCCCTACTTCATCGGTGCCGTGGGACACACGAACTTCATCTATCCACGCGGTGCGTTCGTCCAGGGTGAAGTACGGCATGGCCTACTCGTAGTGCGGGCGTGTGGTCGGATACGACTCGCCCATGTGATCTTCTACGGACAGTTCGATGTCGGATGGACCGTTGACGCGGTGTCTGGTGCTTTTCTTTCCAATGTCCGGGTACATGCGCCGCAGGTGGGCTTCAATCTCGGACCGTTCGGTGTCGGTCTGGAACGGCACCGAGGCCAGTGGCGTCCCGATGTCGTAGTACCAGCCACCTTCCTCCGGTCCGCCGTAAGCCAGACTTACTTCGTAGACGTTGACCCACTGACGTTCAGGGGCGGTGCTGCCTGTGGTGTGGTCGCACATCGTTTCTCCCTCTTCGCTTCTTCGTAAACGGTTTCCACCTCGTCCTGATCACATCGAGGGCACAGGATGCGTGAATACTGAGCAGGCACAATCAGATATTGCATCAGGTGGTGTCCGCGTTCGCATCGCAGATGCTGCATCGGCGTCATGGTAACGAGTGTGGTGATGGCCATGGGTATATGGTCGGGCGTCAGGGTGTCGGTGTCAACACGAAATCATCTAATAGGTCGCGGTCGTAGCGCATGGTCGCACGAATGCTGCCGTCTTTCGAATTCAGAAACCAAACACGCGGTCGGCCGTTGGCGCTTTTCTCATATACTTCGTTGACGACGTATTCTTGACCTGTGGCCATCTCGACAATGACATGGTCGATGTCCAACTTGGCTAATTCTTGGTCCGTCATGATCACACCCCCTTTATCACTTGGTCTGTGAATAACCCATCACACAGGACCAGTTCTGCGTAGGGATAGACTTCTCTCACGCGTCGTAGGACGACGAATGCTTCCCCGATGCTGGGCCATGTCATGCGGCGGTCGCGGGTGGCCCAATGGCCCGGCGGGGCGGGGGGCCGGGGCACCCGCTTCGAGGCGCCCGGCCGTGGCTGCGGCGCGGGGGGTTGGACCCAATACCGCCGCAAAAAACCGCAGCGCGTCACCCGTACGGCATACGTGCCCTGCCCCGAGATGGGGAAATCCTTCGCGTTCAGCACCCCATCATCCGTTCCATACGGCGCTCGGACTCGCACTCGCGCACGTGGCGACGTTCGTCTGCCAGGTGGGTCAAGTACCGCGTGCGCAACGGGTCGGGAACGGCCACGAGGTCGACTTCCAACACCTTCCCCGTGCCCCGACACGCCTCGCACGTGCGGTCGTATCCGCCGCGCAGATAATCACACCGTTCGTCTGGGTCCCAGTTCGCCCATTCGCTGGATGTGACCGCGCCGATCGCGTGACTATGCTTCCCGTGGCCGCGACACGGTTCGCAGATCCGCCACACGGCGGGAAGGTGGATGGATTCTTCGACGCCGTTATCGGTTTCTGTTTTCCAGGTAATGTGACACATGACTATTTCTCCATGTATTCCAGGCGCATCCGGATCGCGCGTCCGTCTCGTAATCGGATCATCAGCGTTGTGTCGCCAGGGATGCCGTTCGGGGGTGTCTCGGCGAAATCAATCGCGGCATGGTCCTGGATGCGATGGGTGCTGCGATATTCGCTTGTGCGGATACGGCCCGAGGTGTCGTTGTTGATGAGATAGGCCAAATCATCGGCGACACGTTCGAGGAGGCGCTGGAACATCTTGGGGTGTGTCATGTGCGGTCTCCCTAATGAACTGCGTAACTGAGGTGGCCGGGGTGATGCCCGACCCATGGATGGTAATGATTCAGCGATTTGGTGTCAACCCGCGTGGGTTAGGGGTCACGGTGCGAGACCAGGTCATGGCTGCGGCGGACTGGGTGGATGCGGAATGTGCGACCACGGAAGGCGGATAGGCCGAATTCGAGGTCGGTGAACGACTTCAGTTCCCACGTGATGGCGGCTTGTTCTGCGTCGTACCCACCGGTGATAGTTCTATTTTCTGCTAACATCTGCTCTCCTTGTCTGCGTTGTGCGTGTACTATTGGGGCTGCTCTCGGACACAAGATAGGGGAATTGGGCAAAAGTTGAGAATTATTTTTAAGTGAAGGGGAAGTAAGGTCAAGCGCTTCGGGTTCAGGCAGCCTAACTTCTACCCACAATTCACTAAACTAATTCTCCATCTTCTCTAACACATGCTGCATTACCTTGGACTCTCTACGATACGACTGCGCAATTTCGCTTGTGGACTGCGCTCGAGCCTGCTCAGCCTTGAAATCAAGAACTTCGGCCATCATACTCACAAGTTCTGCGGTCCCGAACCAGTCGAGCAAGATGCACAACTCGTCTTTAACCTGCTCGCGGGTCATGGCCTCACTAGCCACACGTTAAATGAGCGAAATTCCCGCCACGCACTGCGCTCGTACCAGCCGACACGCAATCGGCCTACCCGCACGCAATGGTACGTCCACCCGAAGATGTCATGGTCTGCTCCTTAGGGATAGGGATCGGCGGAGGCCCAGGGACTGCGGTGCTGCGGTACTGCGGTACTGCGGTACGTGGGCTACCGGCGATGCCTATCGCTTGAACATATACATCAGGCCACCCACGGGGATGATGAGGAGGACGATGCCCACCCCCGCCGCAAGGAATAGCCCGACCTCGGACACATCGATACCAAGTGTAAGGTTCATGATAATCACTCCGTTGTTGCCAGGTTCACGGTGGGGATGGCATATGGGCCACCCCCGCGTGCGTGTGGGTCAGGCCGCCGCGATGGTGGCGTCCGTGGTGGACACCATGTCCGCGAGCGCCTCGTTGGCCGCGACATCCTTGGGTGCGGGGCGTGCCGCCCGACCCTGGGCCGGACGGAAGGGGAGGTCGGCCGGGTTCACGCCATGGCGCCCGTGGTTGTAGAGGGAACGGGTGCCCCCGATATACTTGGCCGGGTCGGACGTGAACCCCGCCCCCTTGGCGATGCGGGTGTGGTTGGCCGGGAACATCAGGGCCCAGGCCACCGACAACACCTCGTCCGTGAAGCCCCACCCATCGGTCTCGTTGATGGCGAACAGGGCATTCTGGGCCACAGCCACGGGCAACCCCGTGAAGCGGCAGGTGTTGGCGGCCGGGATGGTGTCCCGCACCCCCTCGGGTAGGGAGACCCGCGCCGTGCGCACCGTGGTGTCCGCGCCCTCGGGTGACGTGAACCGGGAGGTGGCGCGGACAAAGTTGAGTGCGGCATGCAACACCATGAGCTTGCTGGTGGTGTCGAGGGTGATGGGTGCCGCCTCGGGTGTGGTCGGGGGTATGATGGGGGTGTTGCCCTTGCTCTTCTTGGCCATGTGTCGTCTCCCAGTAAGTGGGTGGCGGGTGGTGCCGCCGGTCCCGTGTGTGGTTTGCGTACCCGGGTCGGTCGCGCCGTCCGGTCGCTATTGACAATCTCGGTGAACCTGAAGCTTTTCCGCGAACTTGAAATGCTCGATCTCGGAATGCCTTAAGTTTTTTTACAGCCTCAGAAACCCAGCCCCTCAATAATTCGGACTTTTTCACAATTTAGAACCCCTGAGTTTTCAAGCCCGCCAATTTCCCATCCGTAAGTGATTGCGCATACACGGGTTATCCATATCAGCCATACCGCAGCCATCACCCATAAGTCATCCAATTCGACAAAAAATACCGCATTTTTCAGCGTTAAAATCCGTTAAGTCATTGATTTCCGGCCATATACACCCATTCCAGTTATTTACCGGTACATCACGATCCACCAAACGGGGGTATACCCATTGATACAATATTCTTGCTTAAAATCTCTTCTTTTTTAACTTAACTTACTTATGCTAAAAGTAAGCAAGAAAAGACCAATGAAAGGGGTGGGGGTTGCCGTGTGGTCACACATGGGGGCGTTTCCGACCCATGACACACACCCACCTACCTACCGTTGTTGGATCGTGATGTACGATCGAATATCGACATCGCATCTTAACCCCACATCGTTTCAATAACTTACAAATTTTTCGCCATTTTTTTCACCTTTCGATCCCCCGGTGTGGGATAATCCGGGGGTTGACAACGATCGACGCACATCCCCATTATCTTTAGAAGAAGACATCACATGTCCCCACGCATTCGCCCCACGCAGAATCGGGTCGCCGCACAAGAGATCGCCGCCCACATTGTGCCCATCTTGGCATCACATCTTCCAGCCGCGCGTCGTCGTACCGATTGCCTGAAGAAAGTAATCACCCTCGCAATTGAACCCCTGTTATTCGGGATGTATAAGTCGTCACGCACGCGCTATCGCTGGGAAGCCCGTCTGGCCAAGTGGAAAGGTCGTGTTCGCCGGTATCGCCAGGAGCGGGATGCCGCGCTCGCGCAAGTGGCGCGTCTTCACCAAACCCTGTTCGATATGCGGGATGCCCTTCGCGACACCACACCCGAAGAACAGGCCGAAATTAGCCAGTCATTTGACGAACCGTCCTATCCCTACGCCGATGCAATTGCGGATAACAAAGCATGGGCAACAAAGAAAAAGACAAAAGCCCCCCACACATCGCGTCATGCATCCGTACCCCCACGCATCAAGGTAAGAAAGCACAAACCTATCACACGGCCAGTCATTCCGAGCACGTTGGACGATGCGGCAGAAGAAGAACGAGCCGCCCTCGCGGCATTGCAGTCGTATGAAAAGGAAGCGGCCACCAGTCGTGTGAACCGGAAGAAATGGCACAAGAAGAAATTGGAAGAAGAAACACCGTTACATCTGTGAAAAGTTGACCCCGGGGGTGGGGGCGCGTATAATGCCCCCACGTTGGCCCCCACGTCATAAAGGACACCCATGGCACACACGTCCGCCGCGTACACGCGAAAGAACTCCGCCATCGCACGCAAGTGGATGGAGAACGACAAACTTATCAAGGGCCACCTCGAACATCGTCAGAAAATCGATCAACAGCTAGAACGCCTCCAGGCCGAACAGAGCCGACTCGTCGACAGCATCCTCTCGCACACGGACGCCGTGACGCTCCAGATGGGGCCAACCGTGGTATTCGAGTGCTCCAAAGTGACGCATACCGCGCGCGTCATTCGTACCACCCCAGCGGAATAGTCAACGTCGGTAACAGAGACCATCACATGTACAGAAATCCGGTCGTCAATGACAGAATATGGGTGTTGTATCAGGGCCTGTGGCGCTGGGCCAACGTGCGCACCCGGCGACTGACCGCCGCCTATTTCGATGTCCTCAGGCCGGTGAACGGCTCGACCATCAGCTTCGGGAACTACATCACCCCGTCCACGCACTTCAATTCGTGGCAGTGGACCATGCCCGATCTGGCCGTGCGCGGGCCGGAATGGGGCGAAGACACGGACCTCACCGAACCGCTTGCCTACAACGTGACGGTCGTCGCCGAGAACTGGGACGCCGTCTAATCAGTGTGGGGCGCGGCGGGGCGCCCCCGTCGGAGCGATCATGGACCGGTATCAAACCGCCTTGAAAAAAATCGCCGAACATTGGCGCGCAGAAGCCCAAAAGAATCTCGTCGATGCCCGGCGACTTCCCACCGAAAGTGCGTATTGCATGCTAGGTCATGCATTCGCGGCCGACGCCTGTTCAGAATTCTTGTATAGAGTGGCGACGGGACAAGAACGTGCAGGCCGTATCACCCAGGCCCAGTTCGCCCTGGAATTTGCCGCGATCTTTACACGGCTAGAAAGTCAAACAGCGAAGAAGCTTATCGCCGCCGAAGCCCGTATCTGTGAATTGGAGAAAGAGCGCGATGGTCGAACATAGGATTACCATGGGCCGGCCGCCCGTTGACGCGTTTCAGCATACCTTTCACTATTATCAGTGCAATCGGTGTGGGGCGTGGATTTGCGTCGAGCAAGTAGACCCCGGTCCGGCCGCCATCACGATCCAGTGCCAGGTAGCCAAGTGTCCCGGTGCCATGGTGCGTCAGCATGAAGCACAATCACGCGTGGAAGGCCTACCCCCGCCCACGTACGAGTTCTTTCGTCCCACCAATGTGATCGCCTATTCCAAAAAGGAAAAGGCGTATCTGAGACGTGGGGCTCTGATTTTCCGAACAAAGTGGGGAGTGCAATAACATGTACGCACACCTGGTCAAATCGACCACTGATCCATTCTTCTCCTTGTGTGGAAAGACACATAGTCTGGGTCTGATCATTGCCGAAGATATGTATCGTCGTGATCCGGCGGGCGCCTTGCGATCCATGACACGTCTTAGCGCAGATATATGCCCTGAATGCAAACTTGTCTTCGAGTCCGAGCATGCCGACCGTTGAGTCGTTATTGGAACGACCGAAGTGTAAAGTCGGGCCCTGTGCGCGTGTCGTCGCCATCAAAGAAAAGACGATTCAAGGCCGGTGGCGCGTCCGCAATGTCTGTACGTGGCATCTTCGCCATCCCACAGACTTGGGCCCTGCCCCGGAGTATGGGGCGGCCGATCCCTTCGCGGCGCGCACGTGCGCGTATACGGGTTGCCCGAGGTGGGCGACCTCGATCGGAATGCGTGAGGGAAAGATGATGTATGCGAAATGGTGCATACGCCATCGGCACCTGTGGGCGCGTCAGATGGAAGATGAAGTACGACGCACACGCGATATTCCGAACCCGCCACGCCCGCAAGCCTCGACCAACGCCCATCGACCGCTGAAGTATCCGGAAACCGAGCTAATCGAGTCCATGCCCTCAAATCCGCGCAAGTTACAGAAGATGTCTACCTGGATGCATGGACCGCGCTTCGCCCCGGGCAAGTATATGATTCAGGGCGCATTTCCTGGCATGCGTGTCGTGTATAATGACGAAGGCTATGTCGCCTGGGCCACAGTCGAACAAATCCGTGCCCTTGACCGAGCGGTCTTGGGCGGGACGCGCTTGATGACGGACCTGGTTCACCTCATGAGGCTTCGACGCCCTAAGCAATATCACCCCGTCAAGTCCGCATGGCAAGGCGACACCACGCCGCGTATTACTCCAGCACTGGTGTCCACAATCCTTGGTCTATTGTCGCGTAATGATAAGCGGACACGGCTGGGTCTGGACCCGTTACCGCCTGGGGCACCCGTCTGGACCCTCACCGGTCGCACGGCTGACGACGAATCGCGGAAAGTTCTCCAAACACTGCGAAATGCTATAAAGCGCCCGCGTCGGAGGGATGTATGATTGATAATCCACTTGGCTTAGCTTTACTGGCCGCCACATGTCTCGCGTGGTTCGCCTGGCAGCGAATTCAGGCATACGAAGAATATCGCGAGCGCGGTGGCCGTCAGGAGCGAGATCTTCTTCTTGTCCGCGAATTTGCCAAGGTACAAGACGGCGACACCCTCGCCCAATCAGTTCCCCGAACCACATGTCGGTATTGCACAAGAACTCAACGTCGCCCACAGGATGGCCACTGTGTGGGGTGTGGCGCGATCCTTCCTGTGGAACGGGAACGACTCGACGTCTCCACTTTTGACGGCCCAAATAAGTGGATTGACGGTCAAGGGGTGAAGTAATGCGGGTCAAGCGGTATGCACCGAAACGAAAACTCAAGAAGATCGTGTCCCGTGCCCAACGGGCCGATACGGTCGCCCCGCGCACGAAACCCGACACCCCCATGATCCCCTTCACCCTTGCAGACATTGAGCGGGCGAAGCGACGCAACAAGATTGGACGGTGGGGCGGGTTTAACAAGGAAGTGTTAGTGGAGCGCATGATGCGGCTCCATGAGCAAGAAGTCAACATCCGTGATCTTGAACCTGACTTGATGTTGATGCGCACCCTGATCATGGACTTCATCGAGCGGTTCGAGTTATTCTCCGATGCGTTGCTCGCCTGGCACATGGACGGGGACGAAAACAAGAAGCCCAAGAAACTAGTCGATATCGCGGACGCGGTGCGGATGATCGAATCCGTAAGTAAAGTCATACATCGCATGCACCAGATCGAGAACGAGGGTACGATCAGTATGGCGATGTTCCGGAAGGTCTTGGAACAGATGGGTACGGTGGTCGCGGTGCAAGTGACCGACCTGGATACGTTGGCTCGCATTGAAGAACAGTGGGCCTCGATCAACATCGACACCAAGAAAAAGAATGATTCTGGGGCCATTGACGCACAAGTCATTGACCGCAGCGATCGTTTGTTATCATAGGGGCCATGGCGTTCAAGACTCTCGGAGACCTCAAGCGCGGTTCTCTTGTCAAAAAAGGCACCGGTATCGACGTTAGTCCCGCCATTCTCGGTATGCGGATGGCCAGCCCGGCCTCCGCCACTAATCAGCGAAAGAAAGCCTGTGAAAACGACCTGGAGCAATTTTGCCGTGTATATCTCCGCAAACACTTTACAAAGGGTTTTGGGGACATGCACTACGACCTCTTCGACGCCTGTAACGGCCCGAGCCCCCACGCGGATAAGGGAAAACGGGTGGCGCGGATTGCTCCTCGAAAGTTTGGGAAGACCACCATCATCTCCCTCGCTCTACCTCTATGGCATTTGGCTTATAAGCGCAAGTACTTCATCCTGCTCATTGGAGAGGCCTCAGGCACCGCGGAAGCCAATCTGGCGACGATTGTTGAGGAAGTAGAAACCAACGAACTTCTTCTGGAAGATTTTCCCCATTTACGACCGGCCCGCGACGCCAAAGGTCAGTTAGAGAAATGGACGGACCGTCAAATCACATTTGCCAGCGGTGCGACGGTCTTAGCAAAAGGCACGGGCGCGCGCATGCGCGGTCTGAAGAAGGGAAGTCGGCGACCCGACCTCGCGATTCTGGACGATCCGGAGTCGCCGGAGACCGCAGATACCTTCCTGAAACGTATCCGACATAAGAAGTGGTTCGGCGGCACGTTCATGGGCCTAGGTGACGATACCTGGGATGTGTTCGTGATCGGCAACTTGCCCCACCGTGATTGTCTGATTGCATCGCTGGTAGGAAGTAAGGAATGGGACGGCCTCCTGTGGCGAGCCATCAACACCCTTCGTAAGGAAGAACGTCTCCCCATCGGGAATGTCTTGAACGACGGCTCGGCCCTGTGGCCCGAAGGTTGGTCCCTCGAACGCTTGGCCGCCTATAAGCGAGAACCGGAAGTCGGTGCTCTAAACTTCGCACGCGAGATGATGAACGATCCGCGTGTCGAGGAAGAAAAGACGTTTGACCCATTAAAGTTCCAGTACGTGGAATGGACACGGGAACGTCTTAAGGAATACGAAGAAATCGTCACCGTCATTGACCCAGCGGGCGGGACCAAGGCTGGTGAGTTCAAGAAGGGGAAACGCGATTATGCCGCCATCGTGACGGGTGGTCGCTTGTCGGATGGGTGGATCGAGATCTTCGGCGTGGTTATGACGAAGAAAACGCCGGACTATCAAATCAAACGGCTGCTGGATCAATACGAGCGGTTCGACAGCAAACTCGCGTGCGAGGAGAATATGTACAAGAATCTTCTCGCCCCCACCATCATGGAGGCGGCGAAGAAGAGGAAGCTGTATCCGACCATTACCGCGCACGAGCAACATGGGGCGCAAAATAAGATGACGCGGATCATTGGGATTCAACCGCAAGTTGCTGATCCGTCCACCCGTGTGGTAAGATTCGCGCGGCATCTTGTAGAAACGGTCCCCACTTACTTTGCACAGTTTGACGAATTTCCAGGGGATTGGGACGACGGCCCGGATGCCACCGAACAGCTGATCAAGCAACTTGAGAAGCGAATGGTGTACGGTCAACTAGGCGGGCCGACCGGAACATCCTACTGGAGATCAAGCAGTGCCCAAGCCGGTTAAAATTGAGAAATATCGTCGCCCCGCGGATCAAGTGGCCGGCTTCAGTGAGGTCGGGTTTTCTGGGCTAAATGAGTCCGGTGGCATCATCCGCGAAGAGTTTCTACCCCAGCTGAAGGGCCGCCTGGGGATTCGCATCATTAAGGAGATGCGAGACAACGATCCCATCGTCGGCGCCATGTTGTTCGCGATCGGCATGCTGATCCGGTCCGCCACGTGGAAAGTTAAACCTTTCAGCGAAGACAACGCCCACAAGAAACAAGCCGACTTCCTGTCCTCATGCATGCAGGACATGTCTGGAACCTGGACCGACACCATGTCCGAGGTCATGACCATGGCCCCCTTCGGGTGGGCGTGGTTGGAGACGGTCTACAAGAAACGTAACGGTTATACACGGGCCGATAATGGATCGTCCTCGAAGTTCAAGGACGGTCTGGTCGGATGGCGGAAACTCCCATTGCGGTCCCAGGATAGTTTG